CCAATGCCGTGTTGGCTTCTCGGAACTTAAGGTAAGACGATTCTCCTGCTGTAAATGTCCCGGTGTTGCCAAGCGTCAGTATTGATCCAACGCCGTCACGCGCATCAACCAAAGTCGCAGGCGAACTCGTCCCGATGCCGACGTTAGTTCCATCAAATACAAACGCACTCCCCGACGTCGCCACCTTGCTGCCGTTCAGATACAGCACGCCGTTGGCGGTGCCGCCGTTAAGCGTGACAGTCGAGGAAGTGGTGAGCGTAGTAAACGAACCGGCTGCGGCAGTCGAGCCACCGATAGCAACGTTGTTCATCGTGCCAGCGGTTGCGGGGTTGATCGTTACCGTGCCGGTTCCGGTCGGAGCAATCGATACGGCTGCGTTAGCAGGGTTGATATTCGTTGCAACTTCGAGCGACAGGTTACTACCGCCACCCGCGCCCCATGCTAATAGACTCGTACCGGAGGCGTTTCTCAGTTGACCACCCGCGCTACCTACTGCGTCGACATAAGGCGAGACAACTTTAGTCGTACCCGTTAAAGTCGTAAACGTACCGGCTGCGGCAGAGTTCGCGCCGATGGTTGTGCCGTCGATCGAACCCGAGTTGATATCAACGTTCGTGACACCCGCGGTCATTCCTGCGCCGACGAGTGCGCTAGCGGTGATCTTTTTCGTCTCCGTTGCGCTCGTGTCCACAATCGGGAGCACGTCCGTTGATGCGGCTACGTCTCCTTGGGCGAGCGATGTCAGTGCGCTAATTTTTTTATCGGCCATGCGTTATCTCCATCCGTTCATCCACCCGCCGCGAGAAGGCACGGGGCGACGTTGTGGTTTTTGCGGTTGTACTGTGACTTGCGTTTCGGTAACTGGTTCGACCTTGCGGTTCGGCAATATCATCGGCCCGTTGCGTCCTATGAACGCTGCGTAGGCGTAGACCAAGCAGTCGAGGGCTTCCGTGCGACTGCCCGAGGAGCGCGGCTTATACGACCGCACGCGCCGCCCCTGCACCATGCGATAGATCAATGTCTCGGCGGTCAACTGGTCAAAGTAGACCTCATCGACCGAGACGGGAAAGTGAATGTATCCCGCCCCCGGTTGGTGTACGCGCTTCATGCGCCCGTACAGCACATCTTTGGCTGTATCAACACCGACTATAAAAACCTGCGCCGAGGTTTTCCCTGCCCGTCCCGCTGACTTCGGCCAGATCAACCGACCGAAGCCACCGGCTCCCTTGATCGCCCACACGCGCCGCGCTTTGCGTTTGGCGCAGTAGGCATAGACTTGCTGCGTGAAGTGACCGCCAGAGTCGATGGCCTGGGCCTCGATCAGCAGCGGTCGTCCGTCCTCGGTCTCGCGTTTGCGAGCCATGTATCCGTCAAGATCGTGCCACAGCGAATCGCTGCCAGGATCACCTCGCAGTACGCCGTGCTCGACAATCCATGTCTCCTCGTCCTTGCCGAAGCCGACGATAGTTACCTCTAGCCGGTCGTCCTGTACGTCTACACCAGCCGTGAGCATCAGCACCTGTTGTGGGATGCTCTGTGCGGTGTACGGTTCGCGTCGCTGCGCGAGTCCTACCGTCTCCACCTGTTCGCCGCGTTCCTCGTAGGTTTCCCCAAGCGCCGTGTTTATCCACGTTTGCAAGGTTTCGGGAAACCTTTTCGCTTGAATAAACGCGACCGCCATCTCCGCCCATGTAGACCACGGCGAATAAAGTTCGCTTATATGAAACGATGCGATACCCGCGAATGGCTTGCTCCCGCGCCACTCGCCAGCCTGTAGCATCTCCGCCTTGTCCGCCTCGGTCAGTATCGCACCGCACGCCACACAGACATACTCGGCCAACTCTGGCTGGCCTTCCGGCCATTTAACCTGTGACCACACGAGCCGCTGAAACTCACCGCAGTGCGGGCATGGCACATAGTAGAACCGCTGATCGCCCGACTCGAAACCGGCCTCGATGCGGCTCGATCCTTTGATGGTCGGGGTCGATCCTGCCAAGACTTTGCGACTCCAAAACGTAGCCGTTCGCTTACGGCCCAGCGAGATCGGATCGCCCTCTGTGCCCGCGCTCGATGGGTATCTGTCTACCTCGTCGAATAGCACGATCCGAATCGGCCGCGAGGCCAAACCAGATGGACTATTCGCTCCGGCCACCGTCAGATGCCCGCCGGTGAACTTCTTGTGCAGCAGCGTATTGCCGCTGTCGCGTGCCTTGGGATCTGCGATTCGTTCGGCCAGTGCTGGCGTGTCCCGCACCATCGGTGCGAATCTGTCTTTGCTCCACGACTCGGCCATCTCTAGCGTCGGCTGCACGAGCAGCATCGGCGCAGGGTCTTGGTGAACGTGATACCCGATCACGTTGTTGAGGATCTCCGTCCATCCTACCTGGGCGGATTTCTGAATCCAGACCTCTTTGACCGTTTCATCCGTAACGGCATCCATAACGCCGCGTTGGTACGGTGCTCGAGAGGTGCGCCATACGCCGGGTTCGGCCGCGCTCTCACTTGATAGTTTCCGGTACCGATTCGCCCATTCCGAAATCGTCAGTTTCGGTGGCGGGTTCCACGTTCTCGCCGCTCGGGTCAATGCTTTCGATACGCTCGACGTGAGAGGTATTCTCTGCGAGTTCGACGAGAGCGTTGTCGACTTCCTCGCGGATACGTCCTGCGATGATGTTTGCATTCGTTTGGTTCACCAACTGCGGGGCGAGTTTCGTCGGCATCGCCAGCAGTTTCGCTTTGGCACTCGATATATGGTCGGCCCAAGTATTTACCACGTCATCGAGGTACACAAGTTCGCCTCGGCTGATCGCGTTCTCGATAGCCAGTTTGTCGCCTTGCTCTCGCGCCAACCGAGTCTTTTCGGCCAATAGGTCTGGCGTATCTGGGTTGACGTTCGGCCCGCGCTTTTCCAGAGCAGCCTGTAGATATCGGATATACCACGCCATGCAGGGGCCGAGTTCGTATTGACCGCGGCTTACTGTCGGCATCCCCTCTGCTTTTAGTTGCTGCACGCGGCGCGGAGTGAGGTTTAGCGCCTTCGCTACAGCGTGAACATCTACGCTCATGAGTGGAGCGTGTGGGTCGGTACTGCCCCGCCGCTATCAGAGGGGAACTCTGAAGGAGCCTTTGTCACACGCTTCGGATATGGTTTTGCAAGATCAGTTATATTTCTTTTTGTTTCTTCATTTAACGCAAAAAGATATTTATGTTTTCCTTTTGTAAAAACTTCAATAGCATTTTTATCTAGCAGATTTCTAACTGCTTCAATATTTTGTTTGACACCCAAAGAATGAACTGACTTGTTATGTCGTACTTTTCCATTTATCAAAAACCCTTGTCTAGCACCTTCATTAAACAAGCCTTCATATACCCAATTTGTTGCTTGATATATACCACCGTGATGACCCATATCAAGGTCAGCATAAGAAACAACAAGTTTTATTCCAGGATTTGATTTTTTTAAAAATTTGATAGCCAACATCATTATTTTAGATACTGGCGTTAAATGCTTATTCAAAGCAATTCTAGCGAGTTCTACACATTCATCTTGCCCTAAACCGTATGGCTTAGACATATTATGATTTGCGCCGCGAGCGAAAAGCACAACCCCAACAAACTTATCGTTTTCCCATGCGCCAACTTTGACTAACTTACCTACTGGCAAACATTCACTATAGTGCCAATTCTCGCAAGCGTATTTAGCCGCTTCGTGAGTTGCCCAGTCGATTTTCAGATTAGGCTTTTCTTGCATCGAATTTCGTCTGACAGTTAGGGCAGCAAACCCACTTCGGGTCTAATTCGTCCAGTTTGCCTTGATCGTCTTCGGTTCCCGGTGAGAAGTCAGGCGGGAACATGATACGACTCAACTCGTCACCATCGAACCCAGTTAGCGCAACGTCGAACTCTTTTGATTCAATATCGTGCAACTCAACTTGCAGCAGTTCGTTATCCCAGTCGGCTTCTTCACCAACTCGATTGTCAGCAATTCGATAAGCCTTGATCTGCGCAGCAGTCAGCCCTTCCGCGATGTGGACGGGAACTTGCGCGAGGCTTAACTTTTTCGCCGCAAGCAATCTAGTGTGGCCGACGATGACCGTCAGATTTTCGTCCGTAACTATGGGCTGTCGGAAACCGAACTCGCGTAAAGACGCGGCAACCTTATCGACCGCATCTGCGTTTTTGCGCGGATTCCTCGCATACGGGATCACGCGCTCGACGTCGACCATTTCGATTTTCACGGTGAAACGAAATCCATTCCAAAATTGCTGTGTCTAGAAATACATCAGGGTCCGAATTACC